AGAAGAGCCAAAGGTAGTTGAGCCAACTCCTGAAGTAGAAGTAGAAGTAGAATCTACTAAGATAGTAGAACCAAACGCTCCTGTTAAGGCAGAAGTTACTCCTATGGATTTAGAATCTATTAAGGCAATGTTACAACCAGTAATAGACGAAATGAACGCTAGAGTATCTGCATTGGAGCAAAGATTTAATGAAATTGAAGCGGGAACTGGACAAGCGATTAACGAACTTAAAGAGGAAAAAGAAACTTTAAGAACAGAACTTTCTGCAATGAAGGATAGCCTACCTACTAATTCAATAGCTAAACCTGAAAGTAACAGAGTAAGATTATCTACTGAGCCTCCTGTAAAGTTGACTAGTGACGAGTTACTTCAAAAGGTTATCGCATTGAGCAAAATAAACGAAAAAGCAATTTAATACATTTAATTCAAATACTAAAAAATTATGCCTACAATTACTGACAGTACATCCACTTGGGATGGGATACAAGCGCAAGAGTTTTACTCTGCAATTTTGTTACAGGGGAATTCTAAGTCAAAAGCTAGAAAACTTGTAAACGTTAAATCTAAAATGAACATTCCTTCAATGTCTGTGGCTAATTTGCTACAAGCTGGGGCGTGTGATTATAGTTCACAAGGTACAGTTACTATTACTGAGAAGTCTATTGAGACTTGCGATTTAATGGTTAACAAAACCATTTGTAAAAAAGATTTCTACAATATGTGGTTATCTGAGCAAATGGGAGCGGGTGATATGAAAGAAAAAATTCCTGCTAGTTTCCAAGAGTATGTTTTATTCAAGATGAAAGAATTTTTGAATTTAGAAATCGAAGAAGGTATCTGGCAATGGGACACTGCAGCTTCACCAGTTGACTTATGCGATGGTTGGTTGAAAGGATTCTTAGCTGATGCTACTGTAATCGATGTTGTAGGAACTACTTTAAGTGCTTCTAACATTATCACAGAATTACAAAAAGTTTACGATGCTATCCCTAATACTATCATAGACGATGAGAGAACTAGTATTTTAATTTCTCCTGCTGCTGCTCGTTTCTATCGTACAAAGATTGCATCTACTTCTGTTGAGTCTTATATGCAGAAGAACGTACCAATGATGTTCTTAAATGTTCAAATGGAGGTTGTAAACGGATTACCTACTAACGATATCGTAGCTTGTCAATGGGAAAACCTTTGGTTTGCAACTGACCTTATCGAAGATTTCGAGACTATCAAATTAATTGATACTGGCGAAACTTTAGGAGATAAGAACGTACGCTTCGTTGCAGGTTTCAAATTCGGAACTGGTCATGGTGTAGGTGCTGAGATTGTTTATTATACATAATAATTCAGGGGGAGTAACATCCCCCTTTTAAAATAAAATAAAAATATGGCTTGTACATTATTAACAGGTGGCGTTACCATTGCGTGTTCACCTAACATCGGTGGAATTAAAAAAGCATACATTACAGACTTTGTAAATGTAGAGGATGGGTTCACAGAATCAAATGGAGTAGTTTCTGCTATCTCTATTGACTCAGGAGAAAACTATTACGAGTTTGAGTTCAACAAAAATACTTCATTCTATACAGAGAGCGAAGCAAACAGTATTGAGAATGGTACTAATTTCAAAACTCAGGTTATTACTTTAGTTATCCCTAGACGTGAAGTAGCAAAGAGAAACGTTATACGTTTACTAGCACAAAAGAGACTATCTATAATTGTTAAAGACCAAAACGGATTGAACTGGGTATTGGGAATGACAAACGGAATGGACTTAACAACTAACGAAGGTGGCTCAGGTACTGCTAAAGCTGATTTAAACGGATATACTTTGACTTTTACAGGAGAAGAGCCTGAGATGGCTTCTACTGTGTCAGATGCTATCTTAGCTACATTAATTTAATCTAATTAAAATTTAGGAGAGCCATCTGAAAAGGTGGCTTTTTTTTTAAAATGATAAAACTAAAAAAAGATATTACTACTGATGTGGCGTTGACGTTAACGGAAAAGGTTACTATCACTTCGCCTATTTATATTTTTTCATTCGTTCACGATTTAACTTTTGAAGTAGTAAATTTTATTTTACCTGACGTTTCTCCGTATCCTGAGAGGTATAACCTATTTGAAATTGATGAATCAGTTTTGGATTTAAAAAAAGGTTTTCATTGCTATACTATTTACGAGGCTGAAGTAGATTCTCCACAGGAAACAGATCCTAATGATTACTCACCTTCGTTAAACGTATTAGAAAAAGGTAAGGTTTACGTTTGGGAAACTGAAACAGATTTACCTACATTTGATAGTGGAGATAAAACAGAAATACCTACCTTTACGCCATGAAAATATTCGGACTAGATATAAGCAGAAATAAACAGGAAATAATTAAGGATGCCTCAGTAATGTTTGGCTCACAAAATTATATAGGCACTCCTATTGCTAAGGAAAAACAAGGCGATAAATGGATTTCCTTCGGTGAGGATAACTTAGTACCTCAGTATTGGATTTCATTACTTATGCGCTCTGCTATACATAGAGCCTGTGTGGTTTCTAAAGCGACAATGATAGCTGGTAAGGGTATTGAGTTTGTTGGTTATGATAACCTCTCTATTGAGGCAAAAGCTAAGTTAAAAACACTAATAGAAAACCCGAACGGTACAGACCAGTCATTAAGTGATTTGGTTTATCAATGGGCTTATAATAGCGTAGCATTTGGTGCTATGGCTATCGAATTAATTAAGTCAGTAGACAAGGGAAAATATACACAGATTAACAATATTGATGCTGCTCATTTAAGAAGTGGTAAATATAATAATTACGGTAAGATAGACACTTATTATTACTCTCGTCATTGGGAAAAAGTGAATAATAAGAGTGAAAAACCTAAGGAGATACATACCGTTGGTAATGATGAAGAAGATAGAAGTGCTATTATGTATTTTAAAAAACCTGACCTATCTAATGAGTATTACGGTTTACCTGACTATTACTCTGCTATTAATTGGATAGAGGCGGATGCTAAGTCAGGAGATTTGCAACTAAATAATGTGAACGAAGGATACCAACCTAGTTTAGTAATTAAGTTTTATAAGAAACCAAGTTCACCTGAACAAGAGGATGAAATTGTAAGAAACTTAAATAGACAATATTCGGCAAGTGGAAAAAAAAATAAGGTGCTAGTAATGTTTAGTAATTCAAAAGAGGATGCTCCTGACGTTGACCCTTTAAAGATTGAAAATTTTGACGATAAATTAATTACTTTATCTGAGCAATGTGTTCAACAAATATTAACGGTAAATAGAATTACTTCACCTAGCTTATTAGGTATTCCTGTGCCTAGTGGCTTAGCGGGTGGCGGTACAGAAATGGAAAGTGCCTATAAGATATTCGATGGCGTTGTGGTTACACCTGAGCAAATTTGGATAGAGAAAAATTTACAAAAGGCATTGTATAGGATGGGTATTCACGTGCAACCAAAAATTATTAAACTTAATCCACTAGAGTAATGGCAATCATTAAAGCGACATTTATAAACGAAACTTTTTTACAACAATATACGCCAATAAGTGCTAACGTTGATATTAAGTTAATCGTTCCATTCATTATAACTGCACAGGATAAATACGCACAGCATGTTTTCGGAAGTGAATTTTACGAAAGATTAATGAGTGGTATAAGTGCAGGAAATTTGACTGCAAAAGAAACGGAACTTTTGCAATTATCACAACCCGCTATTGCTTGGCTTACTTTAGTAGAGGCTATTCCATTTATCAATGTAGGAATAAGAAACAAAGGTATTTTGAAGGAGTAACTAGCAATAAGTTTACCAACGAACAGATAAAAGAATTAGTACGTCTATATCGGTTTAGATTCAATCCTCATCAGGAATATACTCAGTGTGGTAGTTGCATTAGGCGAATGCTCAAAAGCCTCAGAAAAGACTTAATTTAAGCTAACGGAAAATATTTACCTAATCCTTTTTGCTGACGATTAGCGGCACTCCATATCTGAATAGTCTTAGGTTGGTCAGGTATGATAGTACCCGCCTCTAATTGCTTTCTACTTATCCTAGCTTTTTGCCAAATGTGTCTGCAATTAAATCCGCCTTGAAATAAAAATACTGAATAGCCTAATCTCTCAGAAATCATTAATAAGTCAGTTTCACCCCAGTATTTATTTAACTCCAAAACACGTTTGCAAAATGGTCTAGTCTTAGAATCAAAAGCACCTTTGTAATAGTAATACGCTTGTAAGGTATCTACTTTTTTAGCTAACTCAATATATTCTACCTCATGCTCTTTTACTGAATCCTTAGGTATTCCTGTCCTAGATAGGAAATCTAAAATAATTTCAGCATCCGCCTGTAATCTCGCTTCTTTATATTTTTTTAATGCATCACACATATTACATACTTCTAAAAAAATTCTGAATACTTTTTTCTGTTCTGTTTTGACCTGTATAAATATCACTAGTGTAAACGTCTCCATGATCAGGGTACATATTCCTAGTTGGATTATTATATAGCGTAAACGTACTATTGTTATCAGATAGGCATAACCACTCTTGAACACGTTGCATATAATGCTCATAGTTATCCATACAAGACTGTTTTAAATCACCCACCTCTTTGAATGATGCAGGTTCGGTAGTATCGCTAGTACCTTTCAATATACCTTTATTTCTAATCCCTACATTGATAAATGGAATAGCTTCTACTAAGGTAAGCCAAGCAATAGCGGGTTGAGATAATTGCAAAAGTTCTGTTTCTTTTGCAGTCAAATTTCCTGCACTTATACCGCTCATCAATCTTTCGTAAAATTCACTCCCGAAAACGTGTTGCGCATATTTATCTTGTGCAGTTATAATGAATGGAACGATTAACTTAATATCAACGTTTGCGCTAATAGGCGTATATTGTTGTAAAAAAGTTTCGTTTATAAAAGTTGCTTTAGTGATTGCCATTATTCT